TATTACTGTGAAAGTTTGTCCAGGTGTTCCAGTAGTTTTAGTTATAAACCCAGTTGTTCCTACATCTACGATATCTCCAACTACAGGCGCAGTTCCAGTTACCTTAGTAGTTACAAATACATTCATTGGATTGAATGCTTTTAATTTAAGATATTTACCAGGTTTTACTACATAGTCAAGGTTATTACCATTAAGATAATCTTCCTCAATTAAATCTATTTCATTTTCTACAAAGTAAGCTACTCCTGTATTAGCAGTACATGGTACGGCAGTTCCTAATGCGAAGTTTACTGTTACAAATGAGCCATTTTCCACACCCGCAGTTACAGATGTTGCTAATTTTATTGTTCCTAAATATCTGTGGTCACCTATTTTTACAAATCCAGCCATTGTTAATTCCTCCTAATTTTTATTTTTAGTTATTATTATTGAATTGTGATATATTTTGAAGTAAGATCGTTTTTGCCTATGTTTACAGAATCCGTTATGCGGGAACCTGCTTCAACTTTTGGTGTCTCTTTTGTTGCAGCTGCCATAGCTAGTTCTACTATTTTAGAATTAAGTTTTGCTTCATCTAATTTATCCAAAGCCTCTGCAATTTCTACTTCTGCCATTACTTTTTCATCTAAAAGTTTAGAATATTTTTCTTTTAAAGCAACTTTATCAGCTACGAGTTTTTCGGCAACTTTTGCAGCTTCGGCTATCCCATATGCTTTCTTAATTGGCTCTAATTCAGCAATTAATTTATCCTTCTCTAGTATGCTTGCAGATAAAGTTGTAAGTTTCTCATTAATTTCTGCAATCTCTGCACACTTAGTTTTTACTTCTTTATCTTTTGCTGCTACTTCTTCATCTTTAGCTTTTGCGTCTTTCTTGGATGTGTCAATTTCTGTATCTTTTTCCTTGAGTTTTGCATCTTTTTCTTTTAACTTTGCATCCTTTTCTTTAATGAATAAATTCTGTGCAGCTAATTCTACCTCTAATTCTGCGACTGTTTTTGCCATTGTATTATCCTCCTCATGAATCTCTTTATTATTTTTTGAAGCAGTATCTCCTATTTCTTGAGCAATATCCTCTTGATCCTTTAAATCTTCTTCTACTGCGGCACATAATGTTAAGGCAATAGAGGCTGGATTTGCGGGATTAGAAACGACACAGCTACTTGCAATAGTGTTTAGATCATCTTTATCTATTATTTTGCAACCATCTTCAACAGTGTATTTGCCTACTAAAACTTCATACGAGAAAGAAAGTCCTTGCTCACTATTGAATAGTTCTTGCATAGCTAAACATACTTTTGGATATCTCTTCCATACACGACTAGTTGCAATTAATTGATTAACACCATCATTGAGTTCTGTTTTAAAATCTACAAAACTTCCTAATGCTTGCGTTAAGAATTCTCCTGTTTTTTTATTGAATAAATGTGTTAAACCTTGATATTTGCCACTAGTCAGAGCATTCACGTCACCTACTAATGGCAAGCCAATATACTTATCTTTATTCATTTCCACATCAGTTAGAAAATTTTTAGTAAATTTAATATCATTGAGGTTTTGAATATCATCAAGAAAAACCATAGATAATTCCATATACAGACTATTTTCTTCTGAACCAAGAGATATTACTTTTGATGTGAATTGAATCTTTTCTTGCATTTTGAATATCACCTCCTTTAATGCATAAATAAAAAGAAGCTATAATTTAAATAGCTTCTTGAACTGAAATATTTAGTTGTTTATCTAAAATACTTTCAATGTTATCATAATTTAAATAAGATATTTCTAATAATTTTATATCATTTCGAATACAATATTCTCTTTTTATTTTGTCATTTAGTAATTGCTTTCTAAAGGCTTTTTCTCCTCCAAAATATTCAACTGGTTCAAAATGTTGAATTCCTTGATATTCTATAAAAATATTACGGTTAGTTATATTAAAATCGTAAGAAAGTGTTCCTTTATTAATTCCTAGTAATTCTTTAAAACTCTGTTGTGGTATATATGGAATATTATTATTTATTAGATATTCAGTTATCTTTAATTCTCCTACAGAAACAACAGAGCATTCAGGGCATCTAAATCCAAATCTTTTTGATTTGTGGATTACTCTTTGGAAATCTTCATGTTTCCCATCTGGACACTTCCACCAAACTTCTTGACTACTACTCGGGGAATATTCATAAGGAGATTTTTCATTTTTATCTGACCATATTTCTAAAACTTGAGGAAATAATGTTCCTAGACTATCTAGTGGGTGTGTTTTATGGTTATCACAATAAGGACATTTACTTTTATGAAGAGTAAAGTTATTACAATTAACTTCAAAACTTCCATGATATTGTTTGTCTGGATTTTGACATTTTATCCACACCTTTTGTTTATCTGTACTTTTACCAAAACTCCAAGCGTCAATACCAATGTTCTTTTCATAGTCCCAGTATTTTTCAAAAGCATCCTTACCATAAGTATCAACCAAATATTGTCCAAATGAATCACAAACATTACAACTCATTCTTTTAGTTTCACCATTTCTAGTAAAGTTATGAATGTCTTTTAGTTCAGGTTTATGAATTCCTCTCTCACAATTAAACCACATCTTTTTACACGAACTAAAACTAATTTCATTTGGTTTATATATATTTAAATCATAGTTCCATCTGGAAAGCAGTATTTTAGCTTCTGACTCTTCTAAGTTTATATAACACCATTCCTCAAAGGTAATGCTCTTTTTTAGTGATGCTTTTCTTATAGATTCTCCTGCAAATAACTTATGAGCACAGGAATGGCAATAATATTTACCATCTGAATGAACACACTTCTTGTAGTCAGCATATTTAGCGGGTATCGTTTTATTACAAAATCCATCACACTTTATTTTTATTTCTGCTTTGCTGCATATAGATAAATCCTTAACTTTGACAATTATTTTAGTCCCTCTTGGAACTCTTAGTCTGTCCCATTTATCTTTTTCTCTGGGTATTATGTACCCTAAATCTTCGTAATATTTAATTGTTTGTGGCTTTAAGCCTATTTCAACTTCCTCAGTTATTAACATTTTTATTACCTCCGTAGTAATTATTATCCGATTATGTAAATTAGGAAGCAGAAGCTCGGAAAACTTTGTTTATCAGAACAATTAAAGTTGCAACTTTAATTCATTCCTATCCCATTTGGTATTATATTTATATATTTCAGAGGTGTTACTAAAATTTTCTCTGTACATATATTATATAATATTATCCCTTAATTGTCTAGTAATATTATTATTTAATTATACTAAGCTTTAGAGTTTCCCGGTTTGGGTTGTTTCCCAGTAGCTGACTTATTCTTGTCAACCATTGCAGGATTACCTTCTGGAGCCCCTACACCATTTTCTCCTGCTGCTTGTGTATTTGGGGAAGGTGGCAATTTAAATATCTCATCTAAACCATCCTTATTCTCTTTTTCTTTCTTAGATTTTTCTTCCTCGAAACAATAATCCAAGGTAGTCAAAACCGTTTCTTTTGATAATAATCCTTGAGCATAAATTTTCATAACTTCATCTCTAAAATCTTTATCTGTTTGTAGATTTAATGGAGAAAATACGAATTGAGGTATCCGATTTTCAGCTATACGCCATTCTATTGCTTTCTCTTTATTTAACTTATTCACAAATTCAGCAAATTTAGCCTGAGCATCTTCAATTCTTTTAGCCAAAGTAGATAAATTTAGGGATGCTTGCGCATATGATCCTGAACCACCGTCACCTGTTACAATAGCATTTGAAATTCCTATGGCACTTAAAATTTCTGTATTACAAGCTAAATATTTATTTTGATCAAATAAAGTTTTAGTATCCAAGTTTTTCCATTCAGAATTAACTTCCCAAGAAACTGTTGCAAGTGGAAAATTATTTAAAGCCTGCTTGTATATTCCTTCAACTGCATCAAGATCATTACTGTTAACAGTTTTTTTATTATCTTTTGAACCTACTCTTACTTCTAGGAAGCTCTTAGCTCCATTTAGAAGCTGTGAATTTTCAAAATCAGAAATCAACTGTTTCTTACCTAAAGGCTTTAGAGCTTCACAGATTATAGGGGTAGAAAATTTTTCCCATCTTGATTTAGTTGATTGAATACAAAATGTACGAGTGGGATCTAATTGGATGTAGCATTGACCTTTATGAATGCCTTCTATGACTTCTTTAGGATATCCGGTATATGAAAGAGCTAGGGTATCTAAAAAACTTTCACTCGCAGTTGTATAATTTCTATTAAGCATTTCTGTTACACAAAACTCCAATATCGGATTTCCATTTTGGGATATACTTGCTATCCTAATTCTCCAAGGTGCAAATATATCCATCCACCCATCCCTTTTATATCCAAATACATTTTGATAAACATAAAAATCATAGAAACCATCACGTATCAAACAATTCAAATCAATTTCATTATAGAAATCCATGTATTTTTTCTTGACAACTTCACTAGCTCCTTGTAGTTTCCAACCAGACATACTAAATGGGATTAAAACATTATTTACACTATTGCTTAAGAGTGGTTCAGATGAATAATAATAAGTACATAATTCAAAAATACGATTTATATTCACTTCTTTATTCATTAATAGTTTATCTGTATCATAGCCCTTTAAGCAACCTTGTGTATTAAAAGTTCTATTTTCAAATGTACTGATACCCATAGTATTTCCATTAGAGGCTTGAGGATTAGCACCAAATGAATATGGCTTATCTTCTGATAATTTGTTAGCTGTGATAGTTGATATTTGCTTTCTTCTTTTAGTTCTAGACATATATTCACCTCCTCTATTTAATTGTTGTTAAAATTTAGATGCTTTTCCCCAACATGAATCACCATTGCCGTTATTATAATTTTCTCTGTTTATATCTTCTAATTGTGATATATAATCCATAGCCATCCAAAGTGATGAGCAACGATCTTTATGTTGAGTAGTTAATGCTGTATCATAAAAAGTGTTACCTTTCGTGGTAAGTTTAGGTACAATCGTACTAGATTCAAATTGTAGTTTATCAGCTTCAAAATATACTGCTAACTCTTCAAGTAATAATTCTCTTGGTTTTAATTTATCAGCTTTGCTTGAATTATCATGAGTATCTTGTTGTAACCTTCTTGCTTCAGAAGAAGGAATAGGAATGTGTAGCGTTCCATTTTCAAAATATAATTTAGTTTTGGCAATCATTCTATTATTGATATCATTGCTTCCACGAAAGAACCTAACAATAGGAATCGCATTATTGCCTGTATATCCAATATCGTCTCTTACAAATGGTTTATATTCTACTCCTTCACATACATAAGGGAAATTTAATAAACTTACGACACCTTCACCTATAGCGTTTCCGTCTATTATGGTAGACTCTATATTAGGAAATCTAAGGCAAGCTTTTCTTACTTCTTCTGCAAGTTTTTCTTGTGCATATCCATGAAATGTTACCATGTAAACAACATATTTATGAAATGTGCCATCATTCTTTTCAATGAATTTTATTACCATTAAACTCGCATTATCGGCTCCATCGGCTTCAGAAGTTGCCACGTCTAGGGATAATATATATCTTGATTTTGAACGAGAAGGTTGTTTTAATTCTATGAATTTAATATCTCTACAAGGCTCAGTCAGATCGTACGGAAAAAATGAACCATTTTGATTTCCTATGAAGGTAGCCCCCCATTCCATGCTAAATACACTTTCAAGCATATTACCCTTTTCTTCTGCTACAAATTCTTTCTTGATAATACCAGTTCTAATTCCTGCTTCATAATCTAAAGCACATACAAACTTATTCATATTGCCTTTTTTCATATCATCAATAGCACTTACGAATCTTGCATATAAATCACACGTTTTTAAATATGCAGAGGATGTTTCAAATAACTTTGAATCAAAATCTTCAAATTTCTGTTCTCTAGCAACATCTCTAGTATACGATAACATTGGACGTAATGCCTTTTGTATTACTTTAGACTTTATTATCCAACTTTCATCAATGTAGATAATTTTCTCTCTCAAACCTACAATGTTACTTCCATCTTTTTCCATTGCTTTGCATATTATAGTAGAATTATTTTTGAAATTAACTGTTGCTCCATCCTTACTTATTTTTACAGGCAAGTTTATTTCTCTCGCAAAATTAACATTTTTAGCAGCGATATCTCTAATATAATTTGCCACTAACATAGCTTGGCTCACGTTTCCGGAGACCACCAAAATTCTGTTATCACTATACAAAATTGCTAATGCACTTAGTATCCATGCCATTTTCCATGTCTTACCAAAAGAACGAGATTCTATATCAATTACATTGGTGCAATTTCCACAGTTTCTTACAACAATTTTTTGAACATCCTTAAATTCAACAGGTCTTTCTGGCGTTGAAAAATAGCTTTCTATAAAAATATCCAAGTGGCTTCTATAAAAACTGATCAATTTCTCCCACTCTTTTGGATTCTCAACTCCACCTTGTTTAACTACACTATGACTATCTGGGCTATCACCGTTTATTTGAGTTTGATTTTGATTTCCATTCTTTTTATGTGAAAAGTTTACTGCCATATTGTCATCACCTAATCCAAACTGCTTAAGACATGACGTAAATCTTTATTTATTTTACTTATATCATCGTCTTCAAACACGATTTTTTCCTGTAGAAATCCATTCTGTTCTAACCAGGCAGTTATTTCAGCTAGAGATCCTAATCCAGCTGTATCATTTTGGCCGCGTGTCTTCTCAGAGAACTTAGCAGAAATCGAAAGTGTATCGAAGACAGCCTTAGAATCTTTGTACCTCTTGTCCGCTCCAGAAACTCCATTCATCATGTCTGAGAAAGATTCATCCATATTCAAACTGGCCTTAGCTATTTTTTTTGCATAATCCTTATGAATACGACTGACAACATTAAAGTCCTCGCAGGTGTCAGCGTAGTAAGCATCAAGCCAGGAAATTTGACTATGACTGTAGGTTCCAGACCATTTTTCTGAATGGATTTTCTTTTCTTTTACAGGTTCTGCATCATTAACATTTTCAACTTCTGACTCATCTTCTATTGTTTCTACAAAAACAGGACTTTGATCAGTATCTAAGTATGAATAATATTGTGTTGCACCCATTCTGCTAAAATAGATATTTCTTATCTTTTCAAATAAAAAAGACTCCCTTTTTTCTTCAGGGAGTGAATTGTAATCAACATTATTTTCATATTTATCAGTAGAAGTTTTTAAAGCTACATCATATAAATCTTGAACAAAAGGTCTCGAATTTAAATCACAATATCTTTTTAATCCTTCTAAGTCAACCACGATTTTTTTATTACACTCTTTACATGTAAAATCTAAATTATGTCCTGGTTTGTTATCTCTATGAATGTAATAATTACTTACCTTCTTAGTTTTATGACAACTTGTACATTCCTTGCTCGTAATAATAATTACCACATCCTTTATACTTAATTTATTTCCCTCAATATGTAAAACAAATAGAAGAGGCATCGAGGGGAATGCACTAAGATAAGGTAATTAATCCTATCTTTCTTCTATCCTGTGAACATCAAATATCCACATATATAAATATCAATTACGATATTCATAAATCTAAATATTATCCTTTAATTGTATAAAAGATTACAACCGATATCCTATCAGCCATAATCTGATATAAGAAGGTTCCTTTGCATGAAGTCCACCTTCCGAACCCTATGTTGGCGGAATAGAATGGGATTTGAACCCACACCTTATAATCTTATAGGAAAAGGCTCTATCATTAAGCTATCTACCCCATATTAAATGATCCAGTATTGCGAACTTGCCCTGAATCGAGGCGGCACTGATTACGGGTTCAGTGAACCTTTATACTACAATCCCACTCGTGAATTGCATATTTTGTCAAATTTATTCCTCTTCTAATACATTCTCCGAAATAGTTTTGAACATCATGGCAGTATCTTTCTGGCCTTGGGAATATCCTATATCAAATATCTGGGAAAGTGTACAGCCTAAACAGCCACCTTCAGATATATTATCTATAGCTGATTCCACTAAATCCTCTTTTGTAAGTACCCTTATATCTTCTTCACAACCACAACATTCTTTACTTTCACACATTAATAAAAACCTCCTTATAATCCTAATTAGAAACTCTCGATTTATAGACAGAGAGTGCATGTCTTGTGTCAGATAAACACATTGATAAAACAGAAACTAAGATCACCTACACTTTCTCCCATATCGGGGCTATTGGGCAGCAATTTAATTTTCAAAGAGATAACTTTTTCTCACTAGCGTAGAATAACGGTATAATATTATTATTTAATTGTTATATTATGTCGTCTAAGGTACAATCTTCTCCAATTATAAAATCAGTAAATCCATTTGCTTTAGCTTCTTTTGCGAACATATACCATTCAGAACCATATTTTTTGTCATACATTTTTGAAGTTAATGTACTATGAGCTAAAATAAAAGCTTTAATCTTCTTTTCTAATTCCTCATAGAATATAGCAGTATCACGAATCTTTGACATACTGTTATATAGAAATCCGCTACCATCATGAAGTAAAAATGTTGAGAAACTTTGAGTAAATCTTTTCTTTCCTGCTAGGCCAATAAGAAATCCCATTGAGTATTCTATTCCTAGATTTACTGTATAGACAGGAGTTACAGACGCTAAAATTGTATCAATTAAACTAAATCCTGCGGTAATCACTCCACCTGGACTATTAATGTATATAATTATTGGTTTTCTATCTTTTTCTGCGATTCCTTTATCCTCTTGATTGAATGTCATAATTCTTAATACTGCTTCCTCGATTAAGCCATCATCTATTTGGTCATTAATTATAATTTTCCTCTGTTTAAGGTGATCTAAATAAACAATGTCATTATAATAATAACTAACCACTTCTTTCATTCCTTCAACTTCTTTTTCCATAATAATTCCTCCTTCATTCCTTGTAATATGATTATTGAATTGTCAATTAAAAACTATGTCATGAATCATTAATCTTTTACCATCTTCATAAACAAATAATTTCTGTCCTGCTTTAGAAGTTAATCTCAAATTCTTAGCATATGAATCTGTTCCTGAGAAACTTCTTCCAACAAATACTTCAATACAATTTTGTTCAATACTCTTATTTGAATGCGTGTGGCCTAAATGTATCTCACTTGATGCTTCAGTCATTAAGGGTAATGTGCTAGCAGCTTTCTCCATTTTATCTGAATCACCATGAGCTTCTATAACAGTAACTCCAGCAATATGTTTTACAATAATTCCTTCATCATAAAAATTATCTTCAAACACTATTTTCTTTTCGTTTTGAAGCATAAGCTCTAATGCAAAACTAATAAGATAATCAAAATTTTCTTTTTCATCAGACTCTGATTTTGAAGGCATCATTCTACCATGATTTCCAGCTACATCTGTATAGATAACTTTGTCGAATACCAATGCAAATTCAATTAGCATTTTACCCATTAACCTAGTAGCTAATTTAACTTGTTCTAGTACGTTAATTTCAGATTCTAATCTTAGAGACGTATGAATTAAACCATTTATAACATCACCAAGAGAACTTACATGTAATATACTTACTCCTGTTTCAGCACAAAATTCAATAGTTTCTTTAGTTAATACTTCAAATCTTCTTTCGGCTTCTGCTACTGAATATTTATTCCAATAGTTATCACTTTTAAGACCTAAATGTTGATCCATTGTATCAAGTAAAGCTTCTCTAACTTTAGACTTCCTAATTATATCTACTGAATATTTCACTGGTTCAATCTTAATATCATTTATGGCATTTGTAATCTTATCAAATAAATAATCTTTACTTCTATACTTATTTAACTCAACTTCCATTTGCTTAATTTCTTCTTGCTGTAATTTTAAAAAATACTTTTCCTTACGCCTCTCTAATGTTTCTACAACTAGATCTCCTAAATTATCATCTTGGATATCTTCATCAAGGTAAGGAACATCTGAGTGGCATATTGATAGGCCTTGTTTCAATAACATAAAGTCTCTTCTAGCAATATCTAATTTCCTGCATAATTCATTGATAGTTAAAGGAGTTTTATCACAATATACTTCTTTGATTTTCTTAACCTTTTCCTTATCAATTACTATACTACGTTTCTTATTATAAATATGAAATTTATCTCCCATATCAATAACTTGGACATTATCTTCCTCTTCTGATAAATGAATTATATTCTCAGGTTTAGGATTTGAAATACTAGATATTGTTTCGATTATATCTCCTACACTCTGACCTTCTTCTTCTCCTTTTGAAAGTATATCTCTCCAATTGTATAATCTTTTCCTTGCTTCAGAAGAACTTAATTTTTCTCCAAAGACTAATTCATAAATTTCAATTTTATCTATATCAATCTCTTTGTTTTCTTTCAATTTTAATAATCTGTTTAAATAAACTAAGAAATGTTCTCCTTCTAATCTATCTGTTAAATTTGCTTCCTCTATCACCTTCTAACCACCTTATATCCTATTTTAAATTAAAGCACTTCTTTTTCTGAAACTTTCACAGTAAATGTAATTTCTTTACCTATCAATGCTGATATTTCATCAAGAGTAATTGTTGAATCACCATTTTTATCTCTAAATATAAGTTCACCACTTGTTACAGATATTAATTCTCCAGCACCTTTGATATCATACCCATTTGTTTTTGTTCTTGAAACTGCCATTAATAATTCCTCCTTATATCCTTTTTATTTTTTTAACAAAGCCTTACAACCTCGTTATATTTAGTAATTCTTACGTCCACATTTGGTAAGACTTTTTCTAATTCTTTCTTAAAGAAATGCATCCCATCAGGATTTCCATGATTTAATAGAATGGTTTTTAATTTCTTCTTTTCAACAGAACTCCATAATTTGCATAAATCTTTATAGTCCAAATGTCCCGACTGTCCAACCACGTTAGAAATCTTAGCATTTATTCCAACACTTTTCCGATTACCGTCTTGATCTTCTACTGTCATTGTTTTCTGAATACCATCTAACAATAATCTGCCTTTAGTTCCTTCAGCCTGATATCCGCAAAATACAACTCTATTCTTCTTTGCAGATATTAATTGACCTATAACATACTCACTATAAGCTTTAACCATCCCAGCTGAAGCTAGAATCACACAACTATCAGGATTATTTAACATCTTCAACAATGCTTTAAATGACTCGATATACTCCACCTGGTTCCAATCAACGATATCTATTTCCTCTTGCCATTCATCAGCATAGAACTCTAAATTAGTCTTGCTACATAATAAATGGTGAGATTTACATGCCATTGGTGACGCTAGATAAATCTTAATATCCTTAAACTCTGGATGTAATTTATATACATTTCTTAATTTTACTAAGCAATTACTCGAACGTCCTACAGAAAATACCGGACAAATAATTCTTCCTTTCTTTTCTATACACGTTTCTTGAATATACTTTGTAAACTCACTTTCAAAATTATCCTTTTCTATCAACTTGTTATTATAAGTAGCTTCTGAAACTATAAAATCTATTTTACGTTCTTTAATGTCTAAAGGTTTCGTAAATATAATAGGTTTAGTCCCTGAAGTATCTCCACTAAATAATATAGTTTTCTTTTCATATAATCCTTCTCTAATTTCTATCAATATAGAAGCTGAACCGCTTAAATGTCCGTTAGATAAAAACGTCATTACAATACCTTCAGTTAACCTAATCTCCTGGTCAAATGAGTATGACTGTATTCTCTCTATAACTTCGTCTGTACTCTTTTGTGTAATATAAGAAGTCATAGGTTTACCCTTATTCTTAGCTGATTTCTCACATTCCTTCATATGCAAATGGCAAGTATCTTGCAATATGATATTAGCAATCTTAGCACTCAGTTCAGTCATTCTTATATGAGCATTATCTAATTGAGATATACCCGGAACCCTCCCTAACAAAGCAATATGATCTGCATGAGAATGAGTAATTAGGATATCATCAATATTCATATCAATTGGTATTTCTCTGCTGTTTAATTTATGTAATTGATATGATTTAAGTTTAGAACTTTGTACCATTCCAAAATCTACTATGCAATTATAATCATTCATATTATTTCTTTTAACTGTTAATAATGACATTGAACCAGTTACTCCATCGCCATTACAATTCTCATTTAAGTTTCTATAATAGATATTCATAACTACTTCCCTTCCATCCTTATTTTATATTCGTAATATTATTATTGAATTGTCTTTAAAAAAATTGTGGTTGGACAGAAATAAATCTGCCACATTAACCACCTCTAAATTATTATGAATCCGTTTAGAGCCGAGATTCTACAGGCTTGTAATATTATCCTTTAATTACGGGGAAAAATAAATCTCTTTCTTTGTGTACATATAGTCCATTCTCCCTTATAGACCATCCATTTTTAAGATATTATTATAGGAATGGCTATATGAGTGGGTTTAGGAAATTATAATAAATACATAATAACTCTACACACTAGTTATACCAACGATATTCAAGGATTTTTCTATTTTCTCGCTTTTCTTCCTTTCTTTATATTTTTTGTCTGCAATCCTATCTTGCTGCACTTTTATTTTATCAGCACAAGTCTTACAATACTTGGTTTTATTATTAGTTACTTCAATTCTTTCTCCGCAAATCTCACATAACATAAACCCATTATCTAAACTGTTAGGTATATTGTTTTTCAAATTGTTAACTATGATCTCACCAAAACATTCCCATAAGGTAGTTTTAAAACTAGAATTCTTTTCTACATATAAATACTTAACTAAAACATCTGTTACATAATCTATATCATCATTTATCTCTAATATCTGTTTCTTAATATCTTGATATAGAAAAACAATATTATTACATTCTTCATCATTAGAGTTAATCATGAAATGTTTTTTTAAATCTAACTTAGTATATTTAGATACTATTTCATTGTCAATCTCTATTGCATTATTTTTCATAAGCATTTTATAATCAAATTCTCCTAATTTTAGACCTTTGAAATTTATATTAGGATTAGGAATTATTTTTTGCAGCTTATTTACTGTGCTTGTATTAATTTCTTCCACTTTATGCTTGTCTTTATCTTTTGCGTAAATAAAAAAATTAGGAACCTTGGCGTTGGTGTATGCAGAAATTAACTTTTGTTTATCTTTCGGCCTCTTAGGTTTATAAAGAGTTTTAGCAAAATCTATTGTAAAATTATTCTCCATACAAAGTAATTTAATAGCTTCTAAATTTATATTATCACTATTAAATATTTTCGATATATTATTACTATATAATCCAATATTACCTCCAGTGTAGGCGGATTTTAAGCCAGCGTATATATTTTCATTAGTAATTAAAACAGCTTCGGCTTTAGCCATATTGTAATATAAGGGTACTATATTTTCCATGTTGCTTTCTGCAACCTTAATTGCGACTTTATCTGACCAAATTAGACTTTTATCGCCATCATTATCGAACATTAGCACTTTACTAATTAAATCTTTGCAACTTGTATATAGTCCATTTGTTACAAACCATCTGCCTCTTTCTTTATCTACAACATTATTCCTTACAGCGTGTTCCTTGTACAAATGCGGAGATCTTAGACAGTCTAACTTAGGTGAGTCTTTATATAATGCACAATATACATATTTATCATCTAATAGCCCTTTAGGATCATCCTCCTTTAAAAAAGTATATTCACAAAAAGCATATAAATCCGGAATTAAAAATGTGTATACTCCAGTACCTCCTAAATCTAATTTACCTGACCTTCCTGCTTTAACTAGACTTTTCTTTACTTGTTTTAATATTTCTTTACTATAAGTATCATTTAGTAATTCGGGATATATTTCTAGTGCCTGTTGAACGTAATTTTTGTTAGTATTGGAATCCACTACTCCTAGAACTTTCAGCATTGTTTTTCTATCCTTACCAATCCTAGTAATATTGTTTTTAGTTTTTTTACATAAAGTTCTTAAATCCGTATCACTAATAGTTGTTAGCGTTTGTAACATCTGATAGTTTAATTTTGCATGACTAAAAATATCTTCTTCCTCATTGCATTTACCCACTTGACATTCAAACTCCAAGAAGTATCTTATATATAAATCCCATCCCGACTCAAGTATATTTCCTTCTGTATCTAATGTATTATTATAGAACTTATACATTTTGAACTGGCTTTGTGTGAATATGATTTCAATTTTTTCTTTTAATATATCATGTTCTTTTCCATAAATATCTTTGACTATTCCACAATTAACTCCTGTTTCTTTATTTTTCTCACGTATAAATTTATCAAAAGGAAAGGGTACTAGCAACCCTTTTACCCAAGGTAATCTCACCATCATAGATTTCTTACTCTTAGACAATAACATCATACCGCAGCCATCTGTATGAGCAATTGGAATTTTATCAGGTCTTCTTTTAATTGAATAAGTTTTATCATCCATAAAATCTACAATACCTTTCACATCTGTTTCCATATCAGGTATAACTATCGTTTTAGTTATATCAAAGTCTTTAATATCATTTATATCACTACTATAATTTTCCCATTTATCAGTTGCTGAATTACAGAGAGCTAAGTATGCTAAATATTTATTGATGTTTATACCTCCATGCTTATTTATCTCCTCTATAGTTAATCCACAAGTAATAGTATTAATATGCTTTTTTAGAACGTCCTCTTTTATAAATACAGTTTTTTTAGTTCTGATTTGTCCTGCACTCGCAGTAAAACAACAGTATTTTTCATTTTTATACATGAATCCATTTAAAATCAGTTGTTCCAAAACTTCAAAAAAGTAAGTTTGTACTACTAAAATATCCTTTATAACAGTATTCTTCTTTGCACCTATAATTCTGGTTAAACTGGAATCAAACATAGATATTATGTTATATTTATTCATCGAGGGTTCTCTTAGTTCTCTTACTGTTATATTTTTGTCAAATTCTTTATATAGCATAGCTTTAGTATTCTTAATTTTTTTATTTAGGTTAGATATAAATTTATCTAACCTTTCTACAAATGGCATATTATCTAATTTTTGATTTTTAGTTTTACGTTTAATAATATCTTTTCTAATATTATACTGTCTACTCAGGTATCTATGAAACATCATTTCTTTATCATTATAAAAAGAACTTGTATCTACACTGTATAAAAAAATCTGTGAATTTAAAGCCATATAATCACTCCTTCGTAATATTATTATTGAATTACCGTTTTAGTTTGTAATTTTAAATATTCATCATAATACATCCATATTAATTTCTCTCCTGTTACTGAATGTTTCCCTGCTGATTTATGTCTATTTTTAGGATTACAACAAGCGGACACACCTATACCACTTAATTTGTAAAAATCATTTGCTTCTCTTATTGAATTGAATATTTCTCTTGTATTTATACAAATCACTTTCTTTTTTCCTTTTCCTCCATTTTTGAGTCCAACTATTTTTTGTTTTTCTAAAAGACATTTATCAATTTCTTCATTACTCAAAACAAGTTTGGGTTTTATTAAAAAATCATTATAATATTGCCACTGTAGATACTCTCCAGTTTCTTCATCTACCCCTGTATGATTTCTTTTGTTTCTACAATTTGAAACTATATTACCTATCCATTTTATATTATATCTTTCGCCTGCTTCTGTTATTGAATTAAATATCATCATTGTATTTAAACATATTATCTTTGTTCTTTGTTTATTCTTGAATAGAATTACATCTATTTGTTTATTGGTTAACAATTGCTTTGGCTCAATTAAGAATTCGTTATAATATTGCCACTGTAAATATTCTCCGTTGGTATTTATTCCACTATATATAGAATTATTTTTGCAACAATTACAAATATTAGTTGCACCAGATAATTCGGTAGCTTTAGTTAGAGAACAGTATGTTTGATTATTATTTAAACATATCACTTTTTTATATTTTATACCCTTTTTATATTGTATTATATTTTTAATTTTTATTGCTTTATTTTTAATTGTTTTATTATATATATCTTTTTTAAATATTGCGGTAGGTTTCCTTGAAAAAGGTTTATAATCACACCAATTTACTAAATTACCTTGTTTTAAATATCTTGTAATTGTTTGCCTAGCAAGTTTGAATTTATTTGCCATACTTTCTATGGTGCTATCATTATTCCATAGGTCACAAATAATTTTTACTAAGTTTTTACAGGCATATTCGTGACATTTCATAAAATCTATTTTACTTAAGTCATATAGCTCATTTAATTTACTGTTTATTACTTTATTTTTTATAAAATTCATTTCACTTCTTCTGCAATCAATAGTTATATAATTTTCAATATTGTTTTCTTTTGCTAATTTTTCTTTTAATTTATCATTTATTTGCTCATCTTCTAATGACCTGCCTCCTAATCTTTCAAAACAACTGGTGTAATGTTGTTGTCCATTTGCCTCTATAACACAATTACTGTCATGAATATAAAAATCATATCTCTTATTCTCACTCCAAGTAAATGTATTCTCAGTGTTAAACTTAATATCTAACTGTTCTAAAACATTAAAAACGAACTTATTTGGATATGAGATTCCATCGCCGCATTTTGGGCAACTATATCCATATGTGCTTAAATCTGAAATTTGAGTTTCTTTCTCAAACCCACAATCCGGACATATCATAAGACATATAACATTACTTCCAAAACTATATTTATGAGTATCTTCAATGTGTAAAAAATATTTCACTAAATGTGGATGTGTTGTTGCAATGTCATTTATACCTTTGCTCACTTTTTTATTTGAACAAGTAGAACACCCACAACAATCTCTTTTTAAATAAGCTTCAGTTATTGTGTTTTCATCACCACATACTAAACATTTGTATTCATATCCCTTCCTACTCTCTTTTCCGTTATCTATATATATTTGTTTAGTTAATTTTATACTACCAGTACTTACTTCTAAAATTTCATTTATATTATGCAAGTAATTACCCGTTCCAATTTTCTTTATTAGTTTTCCTAAACAACAATCTGTAAAACTACCAGTGAATAAAGATACTACATCATCTTTATATCTTACATCAACAAATCCTCTTTTCTTTATTTTGTCTCTATTGTAACCAATGATTTCAACCTCTCCTTTAATGTCCTTATAAATAAATTTAACTCTATATCCTACACTCTTAACCCAATTAATACCGTTTCTTCCGATATTCTTTCCGCCTCTTGGCAAATCATCTAAAAATACTTTCTTCAATAATAATCCTCCTTGTATTTATAATATTATCCTTTAATTACCCTTATCCAAATAATAGCTTCTCCAATTGTATCAATCTGCCTTTACTCAAATAAAACTCTCTCATTCCTAAATATTTACCTTCTTTTTTAACCTTATCTCTAGAAGAATGACAAGGACACGCTAATTCCACATTTCCTAAATTAGTAGCAACTCTATTTTCTGTTTTTAAAGGTCTATTACATATCTTTACCTCATTCTCATCAACATCACTATATTCACAGTTACTGCAATTTTTAACACCCTTAATATTAATTTTCTTCATTGAATTTTACCTCAACTTGTAATAATTTTGTCATAGCATATATTTCTCTTTCTAAACTATTCAAAGCTATCTTGATATCCTGTAATCCGTCTATATCTAATACTAGTTTCTGTCCAATTGTCTTCAATGCAAAATCTAAAGTGCTGCAATATGCAATATTCTCAAACACCACATTGCCTATATTCTCAGATTTAGTTTTAACCCCGGCTTGAACCACTTTTCTTTTCTGTACAATAAATTGTAAACTGTCCGTAACCACTTTATACCCATTTTTAAATTCAATATTCATTAATAATTCCTCCTCGTATTTTATTGTGTTTAATCCTTTGATACAGAGACTTTAACTTCCACCTATACAATTACTCCTAAAATCTACTAGCATCGTTCTGAGAGCCTATTACGACTCCCAAAATAACATTTCAATGTAATATTATCCTTTAATTATCAATAAAACTTCTTACATCTTACCTCTGTAAGTTCTTAACAATATAAAATTCATTACTGTTGGATTAATAAGTTTATAGTCATTAAGTTTAGCTATTACCGGATCTATATTTACTACATCCTCATAACTTTTAATCTTTTTACCCATTATTATTCTAGTTCGTCCAGTGATACCATCTGCATTATAAGTCACCATATACTCATATATCTTCATTTTACATTCCTCCTTAATATTATCCTTTAATTACAATTAATAAATATAAGAGTCGATCAACTTCTTAAAGATACCTTTGCCTATATTATATAACATTATCCTTTAATTAGCAAGTCTTTTGGGAAATAAATCTAAAATGTATATCCGATGTCATTTTGTGAACAAAAAATATATAAAATCGTGTCAGTTTGTTTCAAGCGATTAGCTATATGACTAGTATACAAGGTATTCTGAGCATATATTATTACTAAGTAACGTAATAATATGAAAAAACGTAATCTAACTCTTTATAATTATAAAATATAATACTGCGTAGCAAAGAGTAAATTTTGCACTTTAAATTTGCTCCGGTATAGTACAAGATAATTACATCAGTCAATTCTACATGTTGCTCAAATCGAAGTAAGCAGCAACTCCTTTAAGAGTATCAAAATCTTCAATACTTCCACCATAATAAATTCTAGGATTTACAGTTATAGATTTAGAGGTATCAGTTTCATTAAACATAATTACCATTTCTTCTCCAACTCTTAAATCTAATAATTCTCTTTTAAGTCTGCCTTTGTTTGATTCGGAATACTCAACGAGTCTACATAATTCCTTTAGATCTATAATATTTAATTGGAAATTGGAATCACATAATATATTATGGCAAAGGATATTATTGTGTATATTTATATAGGGGAGTATGGTAATAAGCAGAGTAAGTTTCTTATGTTCGGTAGGTTTAGCTCTTTCATATATATACCTTATAGCATTTTCAAATATTCTAGTCCTACTAGTCTTTTTATCCTTATATGCTGTTATACCTTTAAAACAATATTTATCATTAATCTGTAAATTACCTTTTTTATTAACAAATATCAACTCTTTTTCAAAAAATGCAGTTTTAGTTTTAATAGTTTCTGTTCTACTTAATTTCAATACTTCCTGCAAATCTTTTTCTAACATATACCTTGAAGGTGGTTGTATATTATTCTCTATCTCCTTTTTAGTAGCTTTTCTTAATTGCACATGAGCGTTCCCGTATAATAATTCACCTGAATAATTCATAAAGATACATAGGTATATGAATCTAATAATATATTGTTTTTTTAAATCTTTCTTTAATACTCTGTGGAATATAAAATAGAACTTACCATATTTCTCTGCTATCCATCTATTAAATTCTTCCTCAGAGGTCTTCTTATCTGAATATATTTTATTCCTTTGTTTTTCTTCAAGTCCAGGAATAAAAATAGTACCTTTGGGTTCCAAAGTGTCTAAATCATAAGTTCCTAATTCTTTCATTAATATAAACCTCCTTTAACATTATTATTTAAGCGAATATATCTCAATGCCTTTATCTGTTAATTTAAAATATCTTAATTTTGGTAATCCTCTTGAAATTGTATATTCAATATATCCAGCTTCAATTAATTTCTTAATAGTAGAAGCTTGTTCAGATTTAGTTAATCCATTATCACTTTTGCAATCTGCAATCTTGTAAGAAAATTCCCCATATTGATTTAAAGTTGAGTTTTTCTTATTGAAATTATATTTATTGAATAATTCTACAAGCATTCCAGTTGCATTAAATCCTATTTCTATAACAATTTTTCTAGGTACAACAATACATTCATTTAAATTCATTTTAATAATCCCTCCTGTAATATTATTATTGAATTGTCTATAATTATATTTCACATAGCTCGTCCTCCTTATTATATTTTATTATCCTACAGCCTCCTTTGAAATATATCTTACATGTATTCTATAATATTATCCTTGAATTGTCAATACTAATTTAAATATTATTTTATAAACAAAAATATACCCTAAGAATTTATCTCAAGGTATATCATATTTAACATGCATTCTGTGTCCTCATCATAACTCTACTAATTTGTTCGGGTTTCATATCTAATATCATTTTCTGAATATCATTTATATCCATAAGCTTCAAATTATCAACTCTACCAGCAATTTCATATGCATTCCTATGATATGTTCCAGTAGTAATGACAATTGCATTTTGAACATCAAACATTTGACATGATCCTAATAATTTCTGGCAAATCTCCCGGCCAACCATATTATTTCTAGCATAATGCTTAACTTCTACAAAAGTAACTTCCTCAAAACCATTAACATTTCTAGTTAATATAATATCTCTGCCGTAATCACAACTAGCAGCAGTTATTTCAACTTTGGAGTATTTTCCTGTACTTTTAAATAACTCACCACAGAATATTTCAAACTGTCTTGGACTTATCTTATCAATCATATCCATAAGATCATTAAAATTATATCCTATACCTTTTAGAACTTTATTTGTTTTTACTATTTTCTTTATATGATTAATTATCTCAGGGATAGCTTTTAATATAGCTATTATTATAATTACAAAAGTATTTATTAATTTACATATTATATAGAAAGCTTTCTTCTCATTTTTACTAAATAATTGAATACTACTATGTCTTCTACTCATGGAACCACCTCAATAGTAGTATGTCATTAATCTTAATTGTTATCCATAATAATTAGTGGTAACACATTGAGGTATACCGCCATATCATATAAATATAAGCAGCACAAATAATAAGGGAGAGAATCAAAATGGAAGTAGTACTTATTATAGGAACTGGATTGAGTATAGGTCTTTTAAGGATTTTTATTTCTAAGAAAAGTAGGAAACAGCGTAAAATAAGAGTTTACAATATTAGTAATAGAATAATTAAAAATAAAAAATATTTAAATACATTAAGTGAAAGGAGTAAGCCAGCAACATTTAAATAAAAGGAGGAATGGATATGGTTAAAGTAGCCATAACTCAGAAATCAAATAAAAAGGGAGGATTAATAAAAAAACTAAATATTAAAAGTCTAAAACAAAAGATTAATACTACCATGAAAAACAGAAAAATAGAATCAGATATAAATAAAGAAATATATAGATTAGTTGAGGATTGGGGAGACATTATGTTTGAACTAAACTATAAAACTAGTTATGGTGGAACGTATACTTTAATTAATATAAAAAAGACATCTTATGGATATCATTGCAATATATATGCTACGAAAGGATTGAATTTATCAGAATTAGAAAAGGCAAAACCATTCATTGAGACAGGTATAGGATGCATATTTTTATTCTATATCAAAAGGAAAGGATCAAAAACTGCTGAAGCTAAATTTGTAATAGAAGGATTTGGGGGTAGTGATATGGAATTTATGCCTCCAAAGACAACTCAATTTGAGTTATGCATAGGGAATTCAATAGAAGGTTCTCCTGTAATAATATCAGCAAAAGATGTGTCTCATTTTTTACTTAGTGGTAGTAACGGTGGAGGTAAATCAAGACTATTAGACATTTTAATAACTACATTAATTCATAACTGTGATGAAACAGAACTTGAATTATATCTTGGACAAATAGCAAAAACAGATTTAGTTGTATATGAAGATGCCTTATGTTGCAGAGCGTTTTGTGAGACTCTAAATGAAGTAGAAACTATGCTTATTCATATATCAGAAAAAATGGTAGCGAGATCTAAATTAATAAAGCCTATGCATAAGGATTTTTTAGGGAGTGATATATACGATTACAATAAATTACATCCCAATAATAAAATGACAGTATGTTGGGTTATCTTTGATGAAATATCAAGTATTATGGAAACTACTGGTAATGATAGAGATATAGCAAAACAGAAAAATAGAATTATAGCCATGATTGAAGAAATAGCAAAGGTTGGTAGAGCACTAGGAGTATTTTTAGGAGTTTGTCTTCAAAGGTGTACCGTCAATATGTTAAGTCCATTAGTTAAATCTCAGACTAATCTTAGGATAAGTTTTGCACAGAATAATATTAAATCGAGTGAAGTGGCTACAGATGATCCAAATATTGCAATAGGGTTAGATGATAGGGTGGCCGTATATAGTTGTAGAGCTAGAGGATTTGACTTTATTAAAACCCCATATATAGATGACCAAGTAATAAAGAAATATATATTATCTAAAAGTAAAAGAGGGCATAGAAACCTATTTGCTGACTTAAAGAAATTAAAAACTATACCAGAGATACAATTTACTAATCCTATAGATAATGTCCTTGATTTCAAATCAAAACAAAATGTAGGAACAGCCCCACGACCTACAAGCAAAGGTAATAATCCTATTAAACCTCCTGTAGAAGAGGAGATAATAGTAAATCCTAATATAAAAGATAGTCCTCCTACTAGCATAGCAATAATTAATACAGAACCAGAAACAATTATTAATGTAGAAACTAAGGATATTATCACAGTGAAACCTAAGTTTACGCAGCAGGTTAAACCATCTATATCATTAGAATTTGATAATGTAGATCCTAATAATAAGAATGTTTCAAAAAATATAAAGCTAATTCCTAATTTTGTACCTTATAATCCGGTACTTCCTAAATTAGATAATAAGGAGGATATAAATGACTTGTAGATTATTTTTAACAAGTGAGGACAGAGAGATATTATTATTTGTAGAAATGTATGGATCAATTAGTATTACACAATGTCAGAATATGTTTTATAACAGGCAAGGAAGAGGGTATGAGATGGCTAGGTTACATTTATCTAAATTAGTTAAGTTCTCTAAATTAAATGTATTCAAGGAAAAGTTAACTAATAAAAATGTATATTATATGTCAAAGAAACCATCATATCATGGGATATTGGCATTAGACTATTTAGCTAAGTTAGTTAAAAATGGAGCAGTTATTAATTATTTTAATCAAGAGCAGCCTTGGATGAAAAGAAAATATATGTCTGATGCCTATTGTGTTTATACTATTGGAGATAAAGTATTCTTTAATATTATAGAAGTTGTTAGAACTAAAAGTGTAGAAGTAGATAAATATATTACTATTTATGAATCAGGGGAAGCTCAGGCCTTATCTAATGATCTATATAATCAATTGAGCGGTGATAAGATAAATATATTCCCCAGGTTAATTATAATTGATGATATTCAGCATAAGAATGAGATATTTATAAATGATGAAATTAAGATTATTCAATTAGATTTCCAGTTAAATGATTTCACTAGAGTATTTTTATAATAATAGTAACACCTCGACCTCACACCCCATAGTATGTAGTAATCCCAAATGAAAATATGACATAGAACAATCATTAACCTGATACTGGTAATTAGTAATACTTGCCAGTTACATAGCTCTCACACAGCTATAACACTTAAGCATAATTTTATTTACTAGATATTTGAGAATTGTAATAGTAACTAATAATTATTCTAATTGCCCTGTAAACTAAAGATAAATTTTACTCCTATAATAGTTCGCTTATCTATTATAAGTAAAAGCCTAAAGGCTAGTTGAAGTCGTAGTAGATTTATACTACTTTTAGGATTTTATTATGTAGTAGGTAAGTAGAAATTATTGTATGAAGTTAAGATTTATCTTTTAGTTTATATAGGGATATTTAGAAATAATTTATTAATTATGATTTTATAGTTTGATGATATCAATGTAAATAAAAATTTCACAAAAGTATCTATAGTCTCAAAAGAAAAATATAAAGAAAACAAAGGAGAAATCATTATGAAAAATTTATTATCAATAAGAAAGTTAAGTCCTAGAAGAATAGTTAAATCAATTAAAAAAGAGACTAAACTTCCTATCAGAATAATAAGTGATCTGATTCAGATTATATACATTATTCTTAAGTATGTATTTATAAAATTATTATCAATTACTAAGAAAGAAATCTGTCAAGAGACAGTTGTTGAAGTTAAGAATGATAAGGTAGTTGATTTTAAAGAATATAAACTTAAGAAAGCTGAATAATAGTATGAATTCCGGATATTCCTACTAAATAAACTAAAGGAGAAGTGGATTATGATAAATTTAACCACTAGAAAATTAATAACTCTTGCAAAGGATTATGATTATGAAATTAATAAAAATCAAGCAAAGGAAATATTAGAATTATTAGAGGATGCTTTTGGAATATATGATAGTCAGGAAATTGTAATGGCTACTGATTATATTGTAAATGGTGAAGAATCAGGATACGCTGATAGCTTTTAATGAGTAAATATTATATAGAGGGCAACTTCTATGTAATTCAAAGTCTATAAATGGATTGTAGATTTCGGATTATATAGAAGCACCTCATAAGGAGGAATATATTATGGGATTAAGTATAGGACTTTTAATAGGTATGGGTACAGTAACCGTAGGAGGAGTATTGGTTGAAAAAGTATTAGGGAAATTAGGGAAAATAGAAGAAGCAGGATACGTAGGAGTTGTGACTTCTACAATGTTAATTACTACAGTTGTAGCATGTGTAGGAAAGGCATTTGTAGAAATAGGGAAGTTAGGTAAGTAATATGGGAGTTATATTATATGGAGTGTTATTAGCTCATCTGGTAGCTTATAAAGAACAATATGCCAACATAGGATTAACATTTGCAGCTACAGTTGTGATAAGAATATTAGCAAAGAAAACAGGAGATAAAGATAATGCTGATCTAGTGGGTTTAGGTGGATCTGCTTTAACTGTTAGTGAGTTTGCTAAATTACTTAAAAAGATATCAGAATCAAGTTTTGATGGAACTACTGGAACTACAAAAGGATTAGTACCTGGATTATTAGAATCTATAAAAAGTGCATTAATTAAATAGGAGTGAAATTATGATTAAAGTTATAAAAATTCCTAAGTTGTTTCAGAAGAAATTAGATAAAGGTTATTCTTTAACTCCTCTTGGGCAATGTAAAATGGAGTGGGATATTAAACAGGCTAAACTTAAAAAAGTAAATGGAGTAATTAGTATAGGAATTGTTTTAGCAATGTTTGCAGCAGGATTTCTTAGTAAAGAGTTTTTTATAATGATTATGGCAGGCAAAGGAATGGGTAAATTCGCAGGTTGGATGATTGGATAATATAAATAGAATAGGTTAAACTAGAGTAGTAGAGATGCTACTCTTTTATTATGTTATAGATCAATGTATTTGTGAGACAGGTGGATGACTATAAGCTGATATTATTTATAGGTGGATTTCAAGTGTACTACATAGAATACGGTAGAGTGTAACTTTAAGGATATACCACAAGCCCTTACCTCAGTGTCTCGACACCTCACATACCATAGCTCTTAATGTATCTTTTATAAATCCACTTTTATTACTATGAGAAATTATCCATTTATATAATTCTATATCTTCTGGGGTATTTTTAAAGCTCAATCCTATTACTTTTAATTCCAAAGTGTATCAGCAACCTTTCTGAAACCAATTGAATTTGCATATATAGGATTATCTGCTACAGAGGAATTACTATATCTATTCTTAAAAGCTTGTTTAAATAGAATATTACCTCCACCAACTAATATTATCTTTTCTGTTCTAATAGGATATTTCATAGTTAAATCATCATTAATCTTCATAAAGTTTCGTTTTAATATATCTGTTACAAAACTTAAATTTACTTTTAATCCATCAAGTTCTAGGAATCCTTTCTCTATAATTCTTTCAGCTTCTTGTAATCCTAAATCTAATCCATAAGTTGAGTTAAGTTTATCTGATATATCTTTATAGATATTTAAAGTTCCTACGGCAATAGTGGATGATGTAACTACCTTTTTATTAACTATATAAGCTACGTCACAGGTACGTCCTCCAATGTCTATAATTATTACATCCTCTTGTGTATTAAGGCTGTAATAGGCTCCTATGGCTTCAGGATACACCTTGAAATCTGATATTATAATCTTTCTAGGTTCTCCATTAAATTTAATTTCTTTTACTTTATTGGATAGGATTAAATCTTCTAGGGATTCATGATTAGTTTTATATTGATTAATTGGAAGGCCGCAAATTATGCTTTGGAATATATCGTTCTTATTTGAGTTTAATGCAATTCCTGTGAGAAGAAGTGGTAAGAAATTTTCTTTATTAGATTTGTTTAATTCAGTTTCAAAGTTTCCTTCTCCAATATAATAATGTTTATTCTCATATTCTAAGTGAAGTTTAGATCCTAATATATTTTCCTCTGTTGATACTAAAGATTTGATATTTGTTCCAGGGTATTCTTTAAGGGAATAATTTCCAACATCCAAGCCACGTTTCAAATTTATACAACTCCTTATAATTTTTACTAAGTTCTTAATAATATATTATGGTAGAGTTATGAGATTGTGAATATTATTTATGAAGTATTTATAATTTTTACTAAGTTTTATGTAAAATGAGATTGAGTAGGATATGATGAATATTGTATATGATTAGATAAGAATGATTATTAAATAGGTGAGAATGGATGAATATAAGTAAGATTATGATATGGTAATCATTAGTATATTAAGTAATTGTAAATGTTATATTCGTTCAGTCGCCCCTATAGGCTCTACAAAATTTACTGATTAATATTAGAATTTAAACTATTATATATTTATGTATATTATGTCTGTAATATTAGTTTGAGTTAATTTTGTAAAAGGGTACTTGTATATATGATGAAATATATTACAAATGAAAAGTATCCCCCGGTAGGTGTATTGTGTAAGTCTGAGAGAGTCGTAGAGTGATAGTTTATGCATTTAGGTGTAATTAGTTGTGGATATGGTAAAATGGTTAGAATAGGTAGTATATCGCTACGGAGTATGAGGGATTTATTACGATATAGTGAGACGGTAAAGATATGAATATGGAGTAAATGGAAGATAATAGTATGTGAGAGTTAGGATTATCGCTATAATATCGTGCAGAGAGGGATATACGGAATGTGAATTTGTTTCAGATTGCTTGGATGAGACAGGCACCCGATTTTGGTGTGAGCCAGCAAACCCTTTAAACGGAATATACCCGGCCATGCTGCAATCCTGTAATCTTATGTGCCAATAGCCTCATTTATATACATTTTGCCTGTTTTTACTTATATTTTGAGGTACTGTCATCCGTTTGTGTGTCTATGTTTGCAGTATATCCAATAAAAACATTGCGTAATTTACATATTTTACGATAAGTAATGGATATAATTAGTAATTTATTAAATTAGATGTAAATTGCATAATTCCTGTTGATCAGCATCTAGGCATTACTTACTGAACGGTATAGTTCTATATGTCGACCTTATAAAGAATGCATTTTTAGAAATCAAGTATCGTCAACTAAAATTTATTCACAGGTTGACAATCTTTATCCACAAGTTATCCACAATGTATTGTAAACTATATTTAATAAATAAGTTTACAACCAACTCATATCATCTATCTTATTGTCAACTACATATACATAATAGGTTTACAATACACAACTAACATGATGCACTAACTGGTATCGCATTAACGCATCTATTACACATAACAATACACGCATCATAACTGTTAACACTATCATATAGGTTAATACTACCTATCATATATAACACTCTATTACAATCCATATAACGCACTATAAATAATATCTAATATGATAATCAATATACATCTAATTAAATAATACTATTAACAAACTGTTTACAATTAAATGATAATAATACATTGCTAATTAAAGGATAATATTATATAATGGTATTAAGGAAAACAAATAAAGGGGAGTTGTTAAACATGAAACTTATCAAAACTATTGATGTATTAATCAAAGGAAAAACAATTGGAACTATCACTAAAAAATGGAACAAAATATTATTAGCTACAAATGATAAGGACTTCATGAATTGGATAACAGATGATCCAGTAATAAAATTAGATGTTATAAAGGATTGTGGGGCTTGCATAGATGTAGATTGGCAGTTTGAAAATGTATGCTATGTATCATTGAATATATATGAATAATTATAAGAGGTGAAAGCCTCTTATTTATAAAAATTAAGGAGTGATAATTATGAGAATTAACCAAATAAGTAAAAGTATATATTTTATATCTGATTATGATAATATAGATATTAGAGTTGTTGTAAGATATAATAGAATAACCTCAATTACTTATAATAACTCTAATATATCCTATAATGAAATAAAAGAATTTTTACTCACTAAAAATATATTAACATCTAAGTAGTCATTAATTGACTACTATTTTTTTAACTAATTAATCAATCATAATACAAATAACAACTCTCTCACATCCTCTCTAAGCAACATTAACATACATACTCTAACATTATTACCTATTAACTCTATAACGTCGCTATAACTCTATTAAACACTATATCAACTGTATTCATATAAACGTGACTAATATCATCAATATTAACTCTATAATCAAACATCATAGTATCATGTAGTATATCGTAGTATATAGCACTTAGCTAACTATATCTACTATCAATATAATAACTATCTAACACAACAGGACATCACAATAACCTTTACAATCAATCTATATAACATCCTATATAATAACACTATCACTACACACCAACCCTTTGCAGACTCTTATATACTCTATATCATTACTAATTAAACAATACTATTAATAATCAAATAAATATTAACTCTAATTAAATAATAATAATATACTATGTAAAACTTAGCATATAGGAGTATTAACAACTTAATCTATTATAATCATCCTAAACAACCTTAAATAAAGCTATACAACATTATCTTTTAATTGTATAATAAGACTATAGAAAGTTAGCAAAACAAAACAACTTAAACTCACACAAAACTTTCTTAAATCTTTAATATAGTGTAACAATTAAAGGATAATAACATATACTATATTAACAGAAACAAATAAACGATCCTTGACAACTTGAAAGTTGCTTAGTACTTGTAAACTAAGTGGTAGTTATTAATCAGTAATAACAAATTTATGTAACCAGTAAAGTGGATAATATGAGTATGACTCGTAACGTATCAAATACGAGAAAGGATGACTCACATTTTATTGCATCAATCATAAATCAATAATAATAATAAAATGATCTAAAAATATAAATAACAAACATAAAAAAATCATACTCCATACTAACATAAAGTGGAGATGTATTACAATGACTAACAATTAAATGATAATAATACAAATTATAATTGAAAGTTATAAGCTGACAACAGGAATAATTTTAAAAAGTATAAAGTAACATTGTGAAATAGAAATTTAAAATTGACTAGCGATAAGTAAAAATAAAAGGAATAAAGGAATAGTATGTGTAAATCATTATGTTTCATTGACTAAGTAACCTTTTATGAGTAACGATTTATAACTTTCATACTTTTATAAAGCATATTTTAGAGTATGTTTTATAAAAGTAAATTAAATAAAAAGGATGTGTATATAAATGAATAATCGTACTAGATTTATATGTCAATTATCAGTAAATGAACAGGCACAAATTAAAGAGGCTTTAATGAATTGTGAAGAATTAGAAAATGTTGAGAATAAAATGGAAATAATAAATAATGCAATGGATGATAGGATTTGTTTATTAGAGAATTTTATAAATTTAGAATTGATTATTAATGATAATTTACAAACTATTTGCAATAACTGGGAGAATGACTTTAAAGGTGATTTATTAGAAAACACTGAGGAAATAATCGAACAACATGGAAATATTAGAGGTTATATAAATTATCTTATATTAGAAGTTTTCCCAATTTGGATAGAGGAGTCAAAAACAGAAACTCCAGAAAATACTCAATTATATATTGACTATCAAAACAGACTTCAAAATATAGTATGTGAATTATGATTAACATATTCAATCTTTATAAAAATAACAAATATATTGGAATTGGCAACCCTAACATGTTAAAAAATTATACAGATAATGAAATAAAAGAGTTTTATAAACGTTTTAATATAGAAGTTGAGATTGAAAGAAAGGAGTGTTAAAAATGTTACTAAAATATATAAATTCTGAATGATACAATATAGTTTTCTTGGTAGTTTGTACTTTAACAAGATATACTCCATTTAAAATAATTGAAAAGGCTGGTGTAATAATGAATGAATTAAGAGAATTAAAGAGACTATTAAAATTCTATGATGAAGCTAGAGACAATGAGAAAATGACAGTTAAGGATCAACGTGAACTATGTAAAACATATGCTGAGGATCAAATTAATAAAATTATAGATGGTCATGCGTATAAAGATTTAATAAAGTTTGATCGTAGAAATAATAAAATAACATGTGAATATTATCCATGTGGTGGAGGACAACAATATATAGAGTTTAAGTTTTTTCATAAAAAATGTACTATGTGGAATCGAGTTAATACAATCACATTAACAATTGAATAAGAATTCAATAATCATATTGTATTAATGTTAACAGTGATTAACAATACAAAATAAATTAAGAAGGACGTGTAATAATATGAATATCAAAGAAATTAAAAAATGGATCGCTGAATCAATTAAATTAGGTGGTAATGATTTTATAAAATGGGATGATATAAAGAATAAAGTTAGCGATAATGTATTATATTTAATGACTCAAATAATAGCATTATATAATGAATCAGTAATATTTCATACAGATACTATAAAAGAAATCAAGTTTACTTATAAGTTAATAGAAGATCAACTATGATATATTAAAAGCCTTCTTTTATGGTAACAAAAATAAATTAATGGAGCGTGTAAAAATGATAAATTTAAGAAAGAAAATTAATTTAAAAAAGAGAACTATAAAACCGTTAGAACTTAGAAAGACTTCTATAAATTTAATTAAGACAAAAATGCTGCAAAACTGATATTTAAATTTTTAGATACAATTAAAGAATAATATTATAAAACTTACACATACTAATATTACAATTCAATAATAATAATTAAAAGAGGAGTGTTTAATAATGATAAAATTATATATAGCTAACTTAGGTAAATACAATGAGGGCGAATTAGTAGGAAAATGGATATCACTTCCAATGGATATGGATAACTTCAAAGAAAACTTTTTACCATCAATACAAATAGATGGACAAAAATATGAAGAAATTGCAATACATGATTATGAAAGTGATATCGAAGGATTAACTATAGGAGAATATGACAATATAGAAGAATTAAATGATATGGCTGAAGCTTATGATAACCTTGATGAATATGATCAAAAAGTAGTTAATGCTGTTATAGAATGGAGTTACTACGGTGCTAATGGTATTCAAGAAGCAATTGATAGTGTTGATGACTTCAGACTTAATGAAGATGTTACAAACGATGATGAATATGGTAATTATCTTA